ATTATGTCCGGGCACACCGTTAAGTGCTCCACCTTTGTAACTGGTAAGGTTGAATTACACGTCTACCCTAGTCGTTAAGAGGAAGGCCCAGCTCGATGGGTTTTAAATGTCGAGATTGGTTCTACTCCCAAGTCTGAGTATAGCAGAGATTGTCATAGATACCTTGCGAACACTAAAGTTTTGACACGTCTGGGCCAGCGTATGGTCTATTTCACACATTTACACTATGGTTACAACTACACAAGGCTCAGTTATTATTCTTGCAACACACATTGCTGCCCATGCCGCCTATCAGGCGTATCGCCTTCACACAGCGAGTAAGAATCCAAACGATGAGAGTTTTGTGAGGAGGGTCAAGTGGAATAGGTTTAAATCTTGGTTTTCGGGTACCAAGGCCTTGACAGTGGAACAGGAGCGTCGTGGGCATGGCATACTCAGCGATTTTAACGCAGAGGAGTCAGGCATGACCCCTGAAGTAACTGATGAGGACCTGTTTGATGTGGAATTGGATGGGGAGGGCAAAGTGACCCGCAAAAGAGTCAGGCGTCGAATGCATAAGCCTTTTGTGCATCGCGTGGTTCGTCATTGCAGGGGTGAGCTTGGTCAGCGTGAACATACGCCGGCAAATGTGATGGTTGTGGAACGTGTAGCGAGGGCTTATTGCCATGAGCAACATGTTCGATCATCGGACATTTCGTGTGTTCTACCTGTCATGGTCGCTTTGTACTTCTTTTCCCGGTCTGATATTCAGATCGAAACAGAGGCGTTGAAACAGTCCTTCGCTTTTGTTCAATCCACCGAGCCCCGCCAATTCGTTGGTGTCGGTGGTCGCCAGCACGGTGGTGCTGGTGCCTAGGGTGGCCCAGTGAAGATTCCTGGGTTTTCCTGTAGACCCTCTCGTGCACCTGAACCTAGGGACGAGAGTGGAAAACCACTGACCAGGATTCAACATTGGGTCAACGTGATGGGCAAGCAGCGGATGATAACCCAAATTGGTAGAGTAGCTCCGCCAAGTCATCTAGCTGTTCATGATAATTCTGTCGTTAACTGTGACAGAGCACTTCGGGAGAGGGTTTACTACGTGAAGGATGGTGATAGCTTCGCGAAACCCCCGATTCCAAACCCTGACAGCGTTAATTCGCTCAATCAGTTTAGGAAGAAGTTGAGTAGGTGTGTTCCGCGGATACCGGCCTTATCCTGGGAAGTTTTTCCCAGTAGGTATAAGGATGCTAGGAAACGGAACATATACAAGAATGCGGATCTATCGTTACACGAGAGTCCGTTGTCTATTCATGATTCTTATGTCAAGGGATTCGTCAAGGATGAGAAATTAAACTTGATGATCAAACGGGACCCGGTGCCACGCGCGATTTTGCCTCTAAGTCCGCGGTTGAATATCGTAGAGGGCAGCATAATTTCTCATAGGGAGCACGCTGTGTTTGAAGGAATTGATCAAGTTTTTGGGCAGAGGACTGTTATGAAGGGCCTTAATGCTGAGGAGAAAGGCCGGATCATAGCTGAGAAGTGTGGACGGTTTGCCAGGTTCGCCGCATTTTCCATTGACATGTCTAGGTT